ATATGTTCATTTATATCTCCTTGTTAATTTATTACTGCCTAGACAGGACTCGAACCTGTAATCTTCTGATTAACAGTCAGTTGCTTTACCATTAAGCCACTAGGCAATTCACTAAGGATAGATAGGCGATATTCTTACTCGATTACCTATCTATCCCACTACCTATCACTAGGCAATTCATTAAGGATAGACAGGCGTATACTTGCACCACTGCTTTTGTATAACATTAAGGTAGTAGCGACTCGAGTCATTCGCATTATCACCTATCTATCCCATTAAACAGACTTCGCTTTCAAGGTCAGGAAGTTTTAGCCCTAACTGTTTAACTCATTAAGAATAGATAAGAAAGACCATTCGCAACAAAGTACTTTATTCAAACCTTTGAGCCTGATTGTAACTTATCTATCCCATGTCTAATATACTACAGATATATTTTCATATATCAACTACTAATCCAGATTAACACCTAATTTTTCTGATATTTCTGCTAAAACCAACTGTTTCTTGGTTTTTGATAACATTTCCCATGCCATTTTTCCCTTGAGATGTTGAATTTTAGACCTCAATTTATAGTTTTCTGTGTTTAATTGATAAGACTTCTTCTCGCTTTCTTTAATTTTAGGGTTAGATTCTCTCCTAATCTTGTTGTAAGATTTTATATGTTCAGAATTTAAATTGTAATAGGTTTTATTATATGCCACTAGAAAGGCACCTCATCTTCTGGATTATCATCATTTCTAGGTGGTGTATTTTCTGGATTATCATCATTTCTAGGTGGCTTACCAAATACAGATGTATCTTCGCCTATGGATCTCCCTTTGTTTGTAGAACGATTAGATTCTATTGGTTTATCTTCTGCTTGATAGCTATTAACTTCTGCATAAAATTTTTTGCCATCTGCCGATCTCTTTACATCTAAGTTTATATATCCTTGACTGTTTGTAGGTTTATCTTGCAAGTATTTAATCAAGTCATTCTTTTTGATACCGATAGTAAAAAAAACAAATTGTGTGCTACTTGTGGTTAAGCCTTTTGTTAATGCTGTTGGGTTTATGTACAAACCTTTAGCAAACTCTTTATCTGCCATTTCTACTCTCCTCTATCTTAATTAATATTTCTTTTATTTCTTTTATTTTCGAGTTCATTTCTTTTCTTTGTTTCTTTAAAATTTTATCGACAGCTAAAAGAGATTCTATGTAAGAATGGTCAACAGATGACATTTCTTTTCTAGTGTATTTATCGGATAATGGACAATCAAAATCATTTAACCTCATGAATATGTCATGAAATGGGTTGTCGGACATAAACCCTCTTTGGATTTTTGGTTTAATATTTGTTACTTTATTTTTCATGTACTACTCCTTTTAAGTTATTTATTCTTGCTTTTAGATCATCAGCTATCAGTTTTTTAGCAATAGCTATTTTCTTTTGCTCTGGAATGTCAGTCATTTTTATTTTCTCTAAAACATCTAATAATTTATCCATTGTTTTCCCCATAAATTAGTTTAAATTTGTCTTTATCTACATCAAGTTTTTTAATCTTTTCTGTAAATTCTTTTTCCGATATTAAATGGTCTGTGTAATCTGCTAAATGCTGTATCAAGTGTTTTTCATACTCTAAATTAGGTAAAATCTCGTACACTTGCACAAAATTTTCTGCCCAATTAACAAAGTGAGTTTTCTTGATAGGATATCTCAGCATTTTTAAGACTAATTGCTGACCATAGATTTGTGGTATATATTTTTCCATAATCTGCTCTAAAGTATAACCTTTACCCATACCACCAGCTTTACATTCTCCGATTGTACTAAAATCATCACATAAAAAGTCTGGTGTAGCACTAATGCTTACAAAACCCTTGCTTGTCTGTGTCCAGTTATGAACTTCAAAAGATTTCTGATTATCAAGGATAAAACTAAAGTCTTTTCCCTTAAACCCTCTAAAATCTGCATAGGATTTTAAAGCGTAGACCTCATGGTCAGATCCATAAATACCAAAAGGCTTTACAAAACTTGAAACCTCTAAAGGTGTTCCAGAAATGTCAGAATTTAACTTAGTGTTCCTCTTGGTTAGCCCTTGAGTGCCTTTAATATATTTATTAAAGCCTAGATAATCAATAAATTGACTAGCCGACAAGTTATAATGGTTATTTGCCATGATTGTCTAACTCATTCTCAGAATTTTGTTTCTTGTCTGTTTTCTGTGTAGAGTTTGTAGACTCTATCTCTGAATCAGAATAGAATAACTCGTATGATTTCAATAGTTTTAAGACACATCTGTCAAGACCTCTCTTAAAAGCCATACTACGATAATACTTGCTAACACAGTTTTTAGGGGTAGCTTCTCCAACATCTTCCCATTCAAGATCCCCATGTTTTACGCTGATTAGCATAAATGTTCCTGTTTCATTGTCATCAGTAATGACATTAATGCTTGGTTTAGACATTTTCTCTATACCATGTATTTTTTCACAGGCATCATGCTTTAATATCCACTTACCAGACTGTGTATGTAGGTAGAAGTCCTCTTTTTTAGTAAGATTATACTTCTCAGCAAATAACTCTCTTTCGCTTTTTTCTTTCATATTTTACTCCTTATCACTAACTTGTAAATTATGTTTTTTAAGAGTGGATTTGTGCAGATCCTTTTTAAGTTTATCTGCAAATTTAGATGAACTTTCACCAAACCCACATATAGTTACATGGTCATCAAACCATTTATCTTCTAGTTTTTTAATCTTTTTTGCTTGTTTGCTTGTTATTTTCTGTTTTGTCATATTTTACTCCAAATGTTTTATGTACAAAACTAGTTTAATAGAAATATTTTAATAATGCAATAGGAATATTTTTATATAAAATAATTTGCCTATATAGTAGGGTGGGATAGGGGGTATTTAGTAATTAATATATATATAAAAATATATTAATAAGTTATATTAAATAATAAATTAATATAATAATATATAATAAATTATAATTAATAACATATTTTGGAGAATATTGGAAATGATTAAATTAAATGAAGAAAGTCTGGAGAAGTTAATTATAGATATGCGTAATAACGCAGTATCTTTAGGTGATTGCACATCTCAATTAGATTTATTGGAAGAAAAACGCAAAGAGTTAGTCTATAGAGCCTACTTAGAGGTCGAAAAAGGCACTGAAATGACTAAAAAAGCAATAGCCAACACAAATCCAAAGGTTACAGAGTTAAACGAGCTAATATCAGACCTAAAGGGCAAAGAGCAAAAACTAAGGTGGTTTCTAAAAATTTCTGAAATTCATTCAAATTTGTGGAGATCAACAAATTCTTCAAAGAATCAAGAACACAAAATGTATAATTCTTATTCCTAATCTATATTAGAATATACTAATACATTTCTAACCTCTACAGGTCAATAAAATCAAGGGTGTTGACAACAATGAAATATTTTAGTACAATAAGGTATGCCAACAATTAAGTTGGAGTGAGGAAAATTATGAAAATAAATAAAAATCTAATAGACATAGAAGAACAAGATTCTCTTATTGATCTAAAGTTTGACAAGCTCAAAGATGATGAGGGAAAATTTAAGTCTGTTGTGATGTCGGTGTTTTACGATAAAAACGATAAACTGTATTATGCAAAACTAGACACAGGTTTTACAACAAGAGTAGTCTTGTGTTTTGATGAGCTTGATTTTAAGGGAGATAGATTATGAAGCCAATGAGTGCAAAAGAAACAATAAAACAAATGAAAGAAAATAAAGGTGGTATTAAACCCATTAGAATAAATATTAAAGGTATGATTAAATATTTAGAGAATGGGATAAAGGACAAATCTTTCAAGGGTAAAGAATACAAGGAATGGTTATCTGATTATAAAAAATTAGATAAGCAGGGTATAGAATACACAAGTCAAACATAAAAAAACAGTTGACAAACAACATTCACCTCGATTACCATAAATTAAACATTGGAGTAACATATGGAAAACAAATTAAAGTGTCAGCAAATCCTCAATCGTGTTGAAGGATCTTGTTTAGAACAAATAAAAATCAACGCTGGGGTAACAAATATCCCTATAAGCAAAGATGCAGAAGAAAAAGCTATATCTTTGGGTAAAGCAAAATTTGCACAATTCATATTAAATTTAATAAGTGGGGAATAAAATGAATACAGAAAAAATTAGTCAAGGTCAGATGATTTATGAGAGTTTACTCAAGGGGAATAAACTAACAGTCTTGGATATGAGCCAGAAACCTATATTCAGCATGTATGGAGCTAGGAGAATACTGGATTTGAAAGAATCTGGAGTGCCTGTGCAAGATGAATGGGTTGATCTGCCAAACAAAAAGAGAATCAAGCAATACTTTCTAAACCCTAAAGACATAAAAAGATTGAGGAAAGACAATGAGTGAAGTATATAAAGTAGGAGTAAATTTTGAAGAGGGTTTTTCAGTAAAAGTGAAAGCTAATAGCAAAGAACAGGCAAAACAAAAAGTGTTTGATATGGTAGATGAGTATGGAGCTTGTGTTATAAGTGATGAAGTACCGAAGTACCATGATAGAAAAGTCCACCATAGAGATTGGACAGTATATGTAGAGGAGGAAGACAATGAGAAGTAATATTCCAGATAATTTTAATAGAAAGTTTGGGTTTAGGACAACGAGGGGAGAAAGATCAAGGTTTAGTTCCCTCTGGGTGGCTTTGGTATACGAATGTAAAACCTATGAACAAAGGCTTGATATGTTAAAAGCCGACCTTGAAGAACATTGTTTTAGAAACCAAAGATATAAAGACTTAGGGGTTGAAACAGATATGCAATTAGTAGCCATGAAGTTTTATAAAAGGTTTATTAAGACAATGGAAAAGAGAAGACTCAGAAGTCTAGCTGTGTTAGATGAATTTGGAAAGATTAAAAAGGAGTATTCCATTGGCGAAGAAACCAAATAAAGAAATGAAAAGAAGATATGGGGAAGCAGTCGAGTATGGGTGTATCTTATGTAAAATTTTATATGGGGTTTATACTGAGCCTTGTATTCATCATTTAACAGGGGGAGGTATGGGGATGAAGTCAGAAGATTTTATCCCTCTTTGATATGCCATACCCACCATCAAGGTTCGCAAGGCATACATCATTTAGGAAATAGAGTCTGGGAAGAAAAATATGGAACTCAAAAAGAAATGCTAGAAATGTATTTAGAAGAAACTAATAATAAAAAAAAGGAGTGAGGTAGTGATAAAAGTAGAAGACAATATACCCTATGAGGGCAGAAGTAAGTATGCTGAATATTTTGATACATTGTATAAAATGAAGTCTGGACAGAGTTTCCTAACTGATGACTATAGGGTGGTTGATGCTGTTAGGCATAAAGCATGGGAAAAGAAAATACCTTTATCTTTTAAGCAACAGAAGATCGCAGGTGAACCTCTCCAATATCGAGTTTGGAGAAGATAATGAGATTAGATTTACTTACTATTCTACTACCAAAGTCATTAGATATGGGGAGTATTGGGAGTGGCAAGTCGCATGATTCTATAACCCCTCAAGAAGTATCTACAATTCTGGCCTATGCCAACCTTAATGAGGTTGAGCTTAATCTTCTTATGGGGAAGTATTTAGAAGATGAATCAGCAAGGCACGATCTAATTAAACATGCTGAATCTTTTGTTAAAACAGAAGATGAACTTATTGCTAAGAAGATAGCTCATACAGGAGTTGTGGAGTTATTTACTGATACTACTTGTTTCTTTTGTAATGGTGTAGGAAGCACAGTCTTTGAGGATAGTATTGATAAGTGCCTACATTGTCATAATGGGGTTTTCGTTTGGTCGGATTTCTCAAGGTCAGCTATTATGGAATTAAAAAAAGGAGTTTATATGAAAATAAAGAAAGATTATAAAGAATTAATAAATTATTTAACCAATGTAGAGCAATCTGCATTAGAAAAACTGGGGAGTTCATGAGTATTTTTAAAAAAACTAAAAGAGAATTTTTGGCAGAAAACCAAATTACAGGCATGTTTACTAAAGAAGAAGTCAAAGTTCTGGAAAAACACGATACAGATGAAGATGATTATAACAGCAGTAGCAATTTCCCCTGGGGTTCAAGTGATGCTATGAAGTTATTTCTTGTAGAAAAGGGTGATCCCTACATCAAGGCTCAAAACATCTATGCTAAAAAGAAAAGACAAGAGTATGCACAAAGAACTTTTGAGAAGATTGTTAAAGAGTTAAACACTATCTCTAATAAGTCTGACTTATATAACTGGGGTAAAACTTTTGCTCAAGACTACTCCAGAGATACTCCAGAGTTCGTTAAAGAACTTAGATTAGAGTTTACTAGAAGAAAAAAAGAGTTAGGTAATACATGAAAAAATATACAACAGAAGAAAACTACCTCCCCTTTGAGGAAATTATGTACTATATAACATCAAGCAAGAATAGGAATACTAGATTTGGAATAAAATCTTTTAAAGAAATATCTAGTAGAAGAAAAAGAAGATGTAGGAATTATCAAACTTTTTTTTACGCATGTGAAACTAAAAAACATACGTATATACGAGTTCCATGTATTGATTATTCATATAAATATTAATAAATAATAAAAAACACAGGTGATACATGAAAAAGAATTATTATGCGTATCGTTGCACAGTGGTCTTTAGTGGGGCAGTGGGTGCTGAGAGTGAAGAACAGGCTATTGAGAAAGTAATCTCTGAGTCTGAAAGATTGCCAGAAACAGTTTCCTTTAAAGAATCAGAAGTTAAAGTTAGAAAGCTACAGAAAAAACCAGAGAAAGGATTATACCATGATACAAAATATGAATGGTGATGAGTTATTAAAAATAGATGGGTTTGATGAAGCCATAATAGGTGTTGAAGAATCTATTGAGCCAAAGTTAGTTTATGATATTGATAAGATTGCTAAAATATTAATGACAAGAGATGAGATGACAGAAGAAGATGCCTATGATTATATCTCGTTTAATATAACATCTGCTTATGTGGGTGAAAAAACTCCAATACTGGTAAAAACAGGCAAATTAGAAGATTTTATTTAAAATCGGCTTCCATACATGCTTGAGAATCCATTTTTATTGGTCTTGGCATACTTAGGTATCACCTAATTTACTGTTCTTTTTTCAATATCCTTTTTAGTTTTAGAGATAATTTTCTTCTTTGTAATCTCTGAAGACTCAATTACTTCTGACTTAGGCTTTAGGCTTGGGATAGTCTTCATTAATACATTTAACTCTGAAACCAATTCTTCATCTGACTTGTTATGAGTGCTATCCACATTTAAGTTTATAGTCTGGCTAGAGAATGATCCTAGCTCCAGGATAAGTTTTGCTGTGTTTAATCTAACAGCATCTTGTTCGCTCTTTAATAAATCCTGTAATACAGATATAGCCATACCAGAGGTTGAGGTTATTCTTTCCTCATTCTTCTCTCTGATCTCGGTAGTATATTTCTTTTTAAGGTAAGCTCCCATTTGTCTTGGGGATTTATCTTTAGACCAACCAGCTTTAATAGCTGACTGAGTAGCATTTCCTGCTGAATCTCCCTCAACAAAATATTCTATAAAATCTTGTTCTTTTTCTTTATCTATTTTCTTTGGCATAATGTTCTCTTGATTAGATTGAATGGGGTTTATTAAAAATCTTACGACTGTGATTGACTTGTTATTGCCCTAAAGGGTTGTCTGACCTGGCTTTCATTTCATTAACTTTTGCATTTAATACTGCTATCTCAGCTTTGTTAATAGCTATGTCTGCTACGATAGGTTTAATGTCTACTGATTGTTGAGATTCTAATACATTAATTCTTTCGATCAGCTTTCCTTGGAAGATTGCAAATCCCAGTAATGTAATTATGAGTGAGCCTATTCCAAGCCATTCCTTTACTCCCATATCAATATCCTCTTATTCGTTTTAAATGTTCTTCTGCCCTTATGCGATTGTCTATAGATTCCTGAAGAATCTTTTGACTCTTTGCCACAGGGTCGTTATATGTAACTTGGCTCTGAGCATATATATCTCTAGCATCAATGTATTCTCTTTGGTCATAATAATCTCCTCCATCAATATTTAACTGATTTATAAATATATTATTGTTTGTATTTCCGTAATTGTCCATAGAAAGTGGGCTTTCCATAGCCCTAGCCACGATGAGGGAAGTGGCGACCAGTCTTTGGTCTACTCGTTTAAGGGTTTCATTGACCTTTTTTTCTATAGATTCTACTGTAATAGTTTGATTACTGACTCTAGTAGTTCCTTCAGTCCTGCTTTCTTCCACCGATTCACCTCGGCTTTCGATGGGTTCTTCTCCTGTAGCAACAGTTTCAGTTCGTTCATTTCCTGATTCACCTCCATCTGCTTCTCTTTCTCCGACAGGCTCATCTACTTCTTCAGCAACGATAGTATCTTCTGTTTCAGATCCAGGAGCAATACTTTCAGTTTCTTCCACAACTTCAGGTGTGGTTTCTGCAACTGTGCTTTCTTCTCTAGGCTCTGGAGTAATTCTTTCTTCTGTTGCTCTTGGTGTATCTCCATCTCCTGTTCGGCTAACTTCTTCTGTTGTAACTTCTCCATCTGCTCTTGTGCTAACTTCTTCTCGTACAGGCTCTGGCTCAACGATTCTGCTAGTGTCTGTGGTTTGGAAGTCGGTCTGCCGTTCTTCATAGATTTCTTCTGCAAAGAATTCTTCGACAAGGCTTGTTGGTGTTTCGTTGAAACTTTCGGTGGGAGCTTCAATGTAGATTTCTTCAACTTTGATTTCTGTTGAGATTTCTTCGAGGGTCGTTTGATTGTCATATCCTATCTCCTGAAATACATCAACAACCCCAGCATTTAACTCCTCAATAGCCTGTGGCTCAAAGTAAAATTCTTCCATAATGGACATTTCCATTATCGGTTGTTCTGTCATTTCAAATTTAAATTCTTCTTCTGGTACATACTCATAGAAGTCAATATCTTCTACTGTATTATACACTGTTTCACTCATTGTCTTCAACTGAGCAACTTGACTAACACTAATTAAGCTGTGTTCTATAGTTAATATAGGGTTTTTTAGGTCTACTGCTCTGTGAGAGGTAGATTGAGATGACTCGGTAAAGTCAAATCTAGCCTTAATTGTATAGTCATTCTGACTATTTAAGCCTTGTGTATAACTATCTGTATAAGTTTCATACGAACTACAGTTATATCCACTACAACCAGGAATAGCTACATCTCTTATCTGTGTAGTAACTGTACCATCTGCACCAGTTATAGTCTGAGTCATTTTAACTTGCTGATCGTAGGCGTTCCAACCCCATATATCAGCACCCAGTGTAGATGTCCAACCACCATTTATTTCTGACTGGTTAAGTGTATCTCCTAGTGTAACTGTGTTCTCTATAAAATCTCCATGAACAGCAGCTACAGTGCTGTTGCCATGATTGTGAGATGGGTCATTACAATTCCAACCACCATGACCTTGATTGTTATTAAAAAACTGTTGAGGTAATAAATTACCAGTAGTTTCTGCAAACAAAGTTATAGGAAATAGTAGGGGTATTAAATATCTCATTCTCTTACAGGCTCGTAAATCCATATCTCATTAGCTCCGTAGACTTTCATCTCACCTAATGTAACTGAGTGTGTAGTAGCACAGCTTGATAGTATTAAACTAAACAGTATTGCTCTAATCATTCCAAGTCATACTGGTCTTATTATCCCCAGTAGTCCTCAGTTCTCCCTTTCTTTTTTCAATCCATCTTGCTTTAGCTTTCTCGCCAATTAATCCATCAACTGGACAAGGTGTACCTGCCATCATCATAGCTTCCCATACATTCTCATCTTGGCACATCAATGATATTGCTGCGACTTTCATGCCTAATTTAGATAATACTGCTACTGACTTTCTTCGTTCACAGTTAGGGTCTACATAATAGCTCCCAAATGTGCCTGAGAAACCGATTACAGTTATTCCTGCTGCTAATGGTATAACACAACTATCTTGGCCATAAACACTCATAGCAGGTGCATTAGAGGGGTTTACAGCAGTTTTAGTGTTTGTGCTGTTATTGGTTTCATTATTCGTTGTACTGTTAGAACTAGAACCTGATTGGTAAGTTGTTGCTGATTCGTAACCACCTGTAATAGCAGTGTTAGATCCAGCATTATTTGATTGTGTATTGGTTGTACTACCACTAGATGTAACATCTGCAATAGCATTTTCTAAGCATAAAACCAAGATTAACAATC